TAGAACCATTGCATATCAAACTGATTGGCATTCCTCATTTTTATGTACTTATCTATCATGCTTTTGATTTAAAAAACCTACCCTTGTCAGTACTCGGTTAACATACTAAGGGTAGGTAAATAAGTGGTTTACCGATACGCTTTACTTATACAAAGTATAGTAGGCTGGTTTCATGCAATAAAATATAATCAAAATCCTGGTCTTCGTCAATAATGTCTCCAGAGGTATATTTCACTTCTCTGTTTATGTTATTCTTTATTCTTTCGTCACAATCTATTGCGACTTGATACAGATAAGCTTTTGGTTTTGCTTCTGAGAATACATCTTCTACTGGCTTATCTTGTTTTAATATTACTCGTTTAAAAAGTGGCTCCATTATAATCCGTTATCTGAAATTAAACAATCCGTTTTTATTACTAATGCAGCTACTGAGATCGCATTTTCTAGGGCTACTTCTAGAACTTTTGTAGAGTCGATAATACCAGTCTTCAATAAGTTTTCTACTTTTCTTGTCTTTACGTTTACACCAAATCCAAATTTACTTGCAGAAGAACTAAATGCAACACTATCCATAGAGGCATTACTTAATATTTGAAAGAATGGCATGTGGATGGCAGAGACTACATTGTAATAACCTAATGATGTAGCACCACTAAGTTTTTCTCCTTGTTTCATTCTTCTCTCAGCAATATGTTTGTAAGTAGATCCACCTCCAGAAACAAAGCCACCATCAACTGATGATCTAACAGCATGTACTGCGTCTTCAATACGGTCTTTCTTTTCTTTTAGTTCTGATTCAGTTACACCACCTACGTATATAATAGCAACTGTATTCTTAAGGTTAGACAATCGCTTTGATAATTTTGCTTTGTCAAATTGATCTGCTGCGCTTTCTATTTGGCCTTTGATATCCTCAGCTCTTTTTTCTACTTCTTCTGAAATACCCTCACAGATAAATACCGTTCTATTCTTGTCTGATAAAATCTTTTTAGCAAGACCCATCTTAATCTTAGTACTTGTTTTTGTAGAGTAAACTTCACCTGATGTGAATGCTGCTAGATCCTCTAAGATGTTTGTTCTATTTAACCCAAAATCTGGGCTAAGTGTTACAGATACATTTAGTGTGCCTTGCATTTTACTCTTAGCTAGAGTTGCCATAACACCTTCGTCTACATCTTCTGCTACAATAAACAAAGAGTTTCCGTTTGTTTGGCATTCTCTTACAACTGGTGCGATATCGTTGATAGATTTAATCGGGCCATCGTAAATTAAAATCTTGGCGTTCTCTAGAGTAACTGTCATTGTAGATTGATCTGTGATAAAGTGTGGAATTGACCATCCTCTTTCGATTGACATACCTTCAATAAACTCTGTTGTGGTATCCCTTGAAACACCTTCTTGAATATCAATAGTTCCTTCGTTACCAACTTTAATAAAAGTGTCTGCTACAACTTTACCAATTACTGGATCGTTATTTGCAGAGATAGTTGCTATTTGAAACATTTCTTTTTCTCCTACTTTTTTAGTAAGCTTGTGTAAGTTTTTTTGAACTTCTTTAAAAGCAATATTCATACCCTCAATAAACTCTACGTGAGATACGCTCGGTGCAAACTCTAAAACCTCTAATGCATTTCTTACTAAAAATTCTGTTAGTACTGATGTTGTAGTGGTACCATCACCAACTAAATCTACAGTCCTTCTTGCTGCTTCTTTTAATAATTGACCCCCCATTTCTCGGAAGTCGTCATCTTGCATAATGCTTTCTGCTACAGTAACACCATCTTTAGTAATGTGGTTCCTAAAACCCATTTTATTCCTGATGATAACTGTCTTCCCTTCTGCCCCCATTGTAGTCTTAACTGCACTGGCAACAACTTCAATTCCTTCTTTTAAAGCTTGTTTAGCTTCGTTATTTAATTTTATTAACATAAGACTCTTTTAATATTTCTTGATTTATTCTCCACTGTTTGATAAATCTTTGTTTATCATCTTCCCAATTACATTTCATACTAGGAAAAAGATTTTCTAAATCTCCTGCTTCTAATAGTTTTTGGTATTCCTCTTTAATTATTTTTTCTTCATCCTTCATAAGACATTGTATTTAAACTATTTGCAAGCATCATAAAATCCTCATTATCCAAAGCATCTAGAGTTTTATCAATTCTATAAATGACTCTGTCTTTACCTCCTAAATTGTTTAGCATAACTGCATTAAAAGCATTGTATTCTTCTACTTGCCCGGTCTCTGGATTAAGAGAGCTTTCTTTAGAGAATGCTAAGAATGTACAGTTTTTACCAAGGTGGTTTTTTACTTCAGATAAATTACGCAACAGATGATTTTTAGTCACCTGTTGCTGTAATGGTTTATTTTTCATCTGTTGTGTTTTGCATAGCTCTTAACTCTTCAAAGCTCTTAGCTAACCCAGACTCGATATTTCTTTGGTGAATTGAGGCAAGTAATTCTTGTCCTTCAACCATTTCCATAGAAAGTTTATCTGAGAAAAATGTCTTAACATTGTTTGGGCTAAACGTAGATTCACGGTTAGTTACCATAACTACTTCTCTATTTTGGATTTGCTCCATAGTAGGGCTTTCTACTCTATTTGAGGTTGCTACTTCGATCCAATCTGTAACTTCTGGTAAGTAGTTAACAATTGTAGCTCTAATACCTTGTTCTACAGCAGCTTTTAATTTGATAAACTCTTTTGCTGAAATAGTAATCATCTCATCTCCTTGGTAGCCAAATCCTTGTGGCATTGGTGTGTTTTGTTCTTGTGTCATGTTTTTTAAATATTAAAATGGTAAATCGTCTTCTTCGTCTTCTTGTTGGTTTGTTACTAGTTGGTCCTTTTTAGCTTCTGGTTTTTGTGGTAAAGGCTCCTCTTTATTCTCTTCTCTAGGAGCTGATGAATCTGTCCTCCAAGTTAACCTTGATACAGCTAATTCTAATTGCTCTAGTAGATACTCGTCTTTTGCTTCTAGTGATGCGGCTGACGGTTTGTTTTCGCCTAGCTTTTTAACCCACTTAATTGCTGGAATATCTCCAGGTACTAAATCTCCTTCTCTATTATAGTAGCTATTGCTAAGTGCAGGTTTAATTTTTTCTCCATTTACTGTAAAAGAAACTCCTACTTTTGCATATTTTTCACCTTCTGGAGTAAATCTGTAAGGGTATAAAAGAATATTTTGTTTCTTTTCTAATAGAGGTAAGAATTTTATTACACTCTCAGCATAGTTATTTATGTTGTTTCTTTGGTCAAAAATTCCGATTGGTGCATAATACTGATTATTACCGTCTAAGATACTAAAAGAAATCTCTTTTCCATAACTACTTTCATAAATAGTAACTGAATCCAATGTTCCTGTAACTCCTTTGTCAAAGTACTTTCTATAAGTTACCTTACCTGTTGTGGACTCATGTTTTTTGTATTCGCTTTTTTCGTCCTTAGAGTAAAGATAAAACTGACCTTGAGTTTTGTCTAATTGTAAATAGTTTTTGTTAAATTCCATATTTTGCATTTTTAATTTTTAGTTCTAATTCTTCTGCCGTTTCTTCTACTGTTAATTTATAATCTATTTCTGTGTAGACCGCACATCCTCTATCATCATTGTTTACCATAAAACTAATTAGATCTATCCTAATCCTAGCTTCACTAATTACTTCTACATAATCTTCCTCATTTGTTCCTAGAAGAGCATCCTCTAATAATTCTTCTGGTGGTGGTATTCCTAAATCTTCGTAGAAATCTAAACCTCTTCCGTTAGAGTCTTTCTTACTTAGACTGTCTATTCCGTCCATTCTTTTTTGAACTTCGTCTTTTAATTTAGACGAGATTACTGATACAGTAATAAATTCTCTTTTTTCCATTCTTGGTCCTTTAAATCTTGTTGAGAGTTTTCCTGTGTAAACTCTACATTCGTTATTAGTAATGACTATTCTATTATCTGTGTTATCCCATTGGATATCTTTTTTCTCAACTTCTACGTCATTTAAGAAGTATTTTTTAATAGTTTCGATTTTCATTTGGCAAAGATACGATTAATATTTGGATTATGCAAGTTATTTGTATTCAAAGTCTAAAATTTTTCCAACAATATCAGATCTATGGTTAGTTTTTAGCTTAACCCACTTGATTTCTTCAATTTTTTTGGATAATTCTATCACATAGGACAATCCGTTATACTCGTCACGGATATCTTTTTGTTCGTTATCTCCGTTGATAATAATCTTACCAGTTTTACCAAGCCTAGTTAAGATAGCCAGCATTTCTGCTTTAGTAAGATTCTGAGCTTCTTCTACTACAAGTACATCATCAACTGTTTTACCTCTAATAAATTGTACAGGCAAAGCTTTTATTTTATCTTCTTTTATTAGGTCTAAGATCTTAACCTTATCATAGCATTTAATCAAGTTTTCTTGAAATGCTTCTAGATATGGATCAAACTTATCTTTCAAATCCCCTGGTAAGAATCCTAAAGATGCTCCAACTTCTACTGCCGCCCTGGTAACTAATATGTGATCACATTGTTTCTTCATCAAGAAGTCTAACGCTGTTTGTGCACAAATTAACGACTTTCCACTACCTGCTCTTCCTGTAACAACAACAATTTGATTGTCAATTATTAATTGCTTAGTCTCTTTTTGTTCTTCATTTAGTGTAATCTGATATTTAATATCTGACTTCCTAACTCTATTGGGTTCTTTCATGTTATTGTTTAAATTATTTTTTTTCCAAATCTTCTTAGTGATACTCCGTCATTCAAAAATTTACAGTCATCTAGTGCACCTGAGCAGATAATTTCTTTTGCTTCTTGGTAGGTTAGATCGCTATCGTTATTTGATAAAAGTAGTATTTTTCTTTTTATAAAAAACTTTTTATTATTTTCTTTAATAAACTTATTACTAGATAGATAAGATTTCCAATCACTTTCTTTAGTAACGTATTCATACGCTTTTAATCTCTTGTCTTTAAGAGCTGTCTTTTCTTTTTTACCAAATGTTCTTTTTCTCCTAGTATATAGATTCTTTTTACCTACGTATTCAAAAGTTACATTGTTAGTTTTAGGATCACACAATTGTAATTTGTATACAAAGCCCCAAATGTTATGCATGTGTTTCTGCAGATCTTGGAGGGAGCCTATTGACTCTCCTCCGTAACTCCAATCTGTATAATTATTCTTTGTCATTAGATATCAAAGTGTTGTCTAATCTTTAATTCAATCTCGTCAGATAATTCTGGGTTATCTCTTAAAAGATCTTTTACATTACTAGCTCCTTGTCCTAATTTAGTATCTCCATAGCTAAACCATGAGCCTCCTTTTTTAATAACTCCAATATCTTCACCTATTGCTAGTATCTCACTAGATCTGTCGATACCTTCTCCAAAAACAATATCAAATTTAGTGACTTGAAAAGGTGCAGCTAATTTATTTTTAATAGTCTTTACAGTAACGTGGCTATTAACTCTGTTTCCGTCTTTATCGTCATCTCCTTTAGACTTACGGATATCAATTCTGGTTGATGCGTAAAATTTAAGAGCTTCTCCTCCAGGAACTGTCTCCGGGCTACCAAACATAACTCCAATCTTCATTCGTATTTGATTTGTCCAAAGAAGTACAGTATTTGTTTTGTTAACAACTCCAGTTAGTTTTCTACAAGCTTGTGACATAAGTCTTGCGTGAAGACCCATCTTAGAATCCCCCATTTCTCCTTCAATCTCTGCTCTTGGTGTAAGTGCTGCAACTGAGTCAATAACACACACTGATATTTTACCTGATGCAATTAAAGCCTCTGCAATTTCTAAGGCTTGCTCTCCACTATCTGGCTGTGATATAATTACTTGCGTCATATCTAACCCTAAATGCTCAGCATATCTTCTATCAAAAGCGTGCTCTGCGTCAATAAATGCAACTCTTTTTTCAGGGTTATCTTTTTGTGCTTGTATCATAGTGTGGATACACAGTGTGGTTTTTCCTGAACTTTCCGGGCCGTAAATCTCAACCATTCTTCCTTTACCCCAGCCACCGCCAGTAATGATATCTACTCCTAGGGATCCTGTGCTTTGTCTCTCAGTCTGTATAACTGTGTCTCCAACAATAACTGCACCTTTCCCAAAACGTTTGTCCATGCTTGCTAGAACATCAAATAGCGGATCTTTTTCTTCCATCTTTGTCATATATTATTTAGGTATTAATTCGTAATCTATTGCGGCTTTTAAGGCTTTTCCTTTGGTGCCAAACCAATTAAAATCTTTATTTGATACTAGCCAAGAAATATAGTTTTTATCCTTTTCAATAACATAGGAAACAGTCTTTCCGTTATGTTTCCCAAAATAAAATACTACATCTTTTGGTTTGCTTAATCTATTCTTCTTTTTATCTATAAGGCTATTTTTTGTAGGCCTTGTTATTGCATCAATAGGATAATTACTTATTAGGTACTCATCTCTAAATAACCCCCAACCATAATCCTCAACAAAGTCTATTGTGAAATCTTCTACTTTACCAAATCTGGAAAAGTTCTCGCTAAAATCTACAATAAGAGTTTCTTTTTTATCATCGTGTAATCTACAGCCACGGCCTACCATTTGATAATATAAAGCAAAAGACATCGTTGATCTTGCTATAATTATAGTATCTAACTCTGGGTAATCAAAACCTGTAGTTAATATACCTACATTTATTACTGTTTTTATAGTACCAGATTTGAAACCTTCTATTATTTCATCACGTTCTTGCTTTGATGTTTTTGAACTAACATGTCTAGATCCTTTTATATTCTTAGCTAAATCTTCAGCTTCTTCTATAGATGGAACAAATACTAAAATAGCTTTTCTATTTTGCTTAATACAATCGCCTACTTTAGTTATAATTTGCTTCTGGATATCATTTCCTTTATAGAAAAGCTTAATACTATTGTCGGTAAAATCTGATCCTGATGTATTAACTTCTAATATTGATTTATCTTGATTTATGTATTCGTATTTCAACGGTGTCCAAAAATCTTTAGCTATGTCTTTTATCTGGGATACATAAGCAATATCTGAAAATAATTTATATTGCAGTTTTGTTAACATCTGCAGTTCTGATCCACTCATTCCTCCGCTTAATACAAATGGAGAGGCTGTTAATCCAACAACATTAGTTATTTCTAACTTCTTAATAAAAGATCTTAGCTGAGATCCTGATTTAACTCCTATGTGAGCTTCATCTATAATTAGATTTTTTACGCCTAATTTTTTTAAACTATCTATTTCTTTTACTATTGAACCTATTGTAGCAAATGTCACTTTGCTTAATTCTTTAACACCGGCTGATGCAGAGTATATCGTTGCTTTTCCGCCAACATAAAGAAACTTGTTATAGTTTTGTTCTAAAAGTTCTTTTGATGGCTGTAATATAACTACAGGAGTTTTTAACCTTTTAACTACGTCAGCTATTAGTAGACTTTTTCCGGCACCAGTAGGCAAGACAATAAGCTCTTTTCTGGATTTCTTGGAAGTCAAGATATCATAAGCTACGTCTGACGATTCTTTTTGGTACTTTCTTAATTTAAACATCTTCTACTAATTTTTTACAAAGATACTAATAATATACGAGGAAAAAAAATTTATAGAGATAAAAATCCATAATATTTTGTAAATATTTGCGGTTTACCTAGTACAATATAGGAAACCGTACTTTTTTTGCTACCAATCTCATCTCTAATATTTTTGCGGTTTCCTTTGCTAGTGATGTTGGTAAGAAAACTGCTCTTTTTAATAATGGTGTGTTGCGGTAAAAACACCCCCCTACCCCCCTCTTAAATAAAAAGAGAGAGGTAGAGAGAATCCCAGAATAGGAAAAACACCGAATCCACATTCTGTAGGTTTTTTGTTCTACTACTTTACTAACCCCTTCTTCCTTCTAGTTAGTATTCGATTATATTATTTATTTAACAACCTACACATAGCTTTAGCTGAAACCATAAAAACAGCTATACTCTGGCGAATATTGTATAACTAGTATACACATCTCTTCCATTTAGCCTAGGTAATTTCTCACCGCAAATACGAATCTTTTCAGATAGCCACGTATTATAATAAATATTTTTGCAAATTTACAAATAATAATTGGATAAAACAAATACGTTAAACATTTTTTTATTATTTTGGATGTTATTTATTAAATTACTACCTTTGCAAAAATAAAAAAACCATAATTATGCCAGTAGCAGATTTAACTTACTCCGAGTTTCAGGAGATAACATACGAAGAGTTTTACGACTTACTTTGGGAAAATGTTTCAGAAAATATTGTATCTACAAAATACTTAGATGAGAATGATGATTATATTAGCAATATGACATTTGACTTATATAGATTATTTCAAATGAATGGCACTATGAGTATCAGGGCACTTGGAAGGATACTAGAGTCGTTCTTTTTTAACTTTTTTAGATATAAACCTAAGAATGAGAATATAATAGAAAAAGAGTATTAGTTAAATAAATGTTAATTATCTTGTAGTGTATGTATATTTTATATATCTTTGCATAAAAAAATATAGTGAAGTTTCCAACATTAAAATCGACATATAGGAATGAGATAGATAAGATAGATAAAATTCTACAGATCTATTCTCTTACGCAAGATAAGCCTCTTAGAAATTTTGAAAGAATAATCCTAATTTATTATATTAGAAATGGTTATAGTAAAGAGACCAAAGAATTTATAAAAGAGGATACAGGAAAAAAAGATGGTGATATTAGAGTAGCAGATTTGCATTTAAGAAATAAGGGTTTTTTAAATCCAAGTGCTACAAATTTAAGAATGAGTAAGTTATCACCAGATATGGATAGTATAAGACAGAGTTTTATAATCGGTAAAAAAGATGTATATGTCCTACTCCTCCAAAAAGAATAAGACAATAGTTTTTTCTGAAGATATAATAAAAGAGTTAGCAGAAGAGTTTGGTATTGAAGAAAAATATATTGAAGATGTACTTGATACAAATATAAACTATTTAAAACATTCGCTAAAAACCAAAGAGGATGTTGTGCTGGTTAATTTTCCAAATTTAGGCAAACTTGCATTAAATTATTATTTAGCATTATCTTCAAAATTTCTAAAGAGAAATAAGATAGACGAAAAAGTAGAGGTATTAAAAAAGATACTTAGTGAAAATGGTAATAACTTAAAAAATTTTAGAAGACCACTTATTTACAAATTTGGCAAAAAATTACAATCTGATATTTTTAATAGATTAAATGTAATAGACTCTTTTGTAAGAATTTGGTCAGATATAAATATAAAGTATGATGAAAAGATTAATAAGTAAAATTTGGCTACCAGTAAAATCAAGATTAGAGTACAAGGGCGAGCTTACAGAATTACAAAAAGAGAGATTAAAAATTTGTGGTAAATGTCCGCATAACTCTGACAATAAAGAAGCAAAAACTTTATTGGATAGATTAAAAATAATGGCAAACCAAACATTAAACATTTTGACAGGTGTTAGCATATCTAAAGATTCAGTGTGCTTACAGTGTGGTTGTGAATTAGTATTCAAATCTTCTCAAGAAGATCAAGAGAATATGTGCCCACTAGGTAAATGGAATAATATAAAATAAAAATGAAAATAACAACAGACAAAAGAGTAAAAGAAGTAGCTGAAAATACTTCATACATGATACAGTATGGTACTATAAAAAAAGGATCAGACACTTCAGTATTAATAGTTATTGAAGATGCAGAGCACGTATCAGCCACAAAGACTTGTGGATGCACAATGCCAAGTATTGTATCAACCCCAGGTAGAATTGAGCTCACTATTACATATGACTCAAAAAAACTAGGGGTTATTAATCAAAGAGTAGTCGAAAAAGTATTAGACAAAGGGGTAGAAAAAAGTATCTCTTTTAATTTAACAGGAACAATAGTATAATGAATTATAAAAATAACGCAATTAGAGAAATGCAAGAATTAGTAAAATCTTTCCCTGATTACACATTAGGAGAAATACTATATTCATTTTTAAGAGTAGCCGGAGCAAAAAGCATATCTGATATTTTAGAAAAGTCAGATGAGGAATTATTTACAGCAATAGAAAAAACCAAAACAATAGAAAATGAAACAGCTTAAATCAAAAATCGCAGAATTATATTCGGAATTTAAACAGTTTGAAGAAATAGTAAAATTAAAAAATGAAGAGGTTGTTAAATTGAAAGGCAATGTAAAAGCATTAATTTCCGATAAAGACCCTGAGACATTTAAGGATGTTTTACTTAACGCATATGTTGATACTATCTTGTACAATAAAGATTTACAAGTTTTATATTTAAAACTAATAAATGCAATTGAAATTTACATTGAGTTTTCTACAGAATCTTTACCAGAAGAGATAGAAAAGTTTTATAATGACATGAAAGACTGGGCACCAAAAAGGGATTTTAAAATCGAAAAAGAAGATCTAGTAGAAGTAGAGCCAGGCAAATTAGCTAAGGCCAGAGAAGATTTTTTAAAAGGCGATTTTTACCAGGGCCTACTAAAACAAATAAAAGAATCAAATAATGTCTGATTTTGTAGATAATTTTATAAAAAATCACAAAGAGTATTTTGGAAGAAATAAGGTAGTAATAGAGGCAAATCATTGGGATGACTCAGAGAGATACTCTGAAAAATCTAAAGTTTTTTCTGATAGAATATCTAACTTAGAATCTGAAGACCCTAGAGATAGAAATAGAAAGCTACAAGAGATTGAAAAAGAAATAAGACAAGCAGCCGAACAGTACAAAAAAACCAAAGAAGCACTCTTTAAGCAGGAAAATGAGCTTACCAGTTCCATACTAGGTAGGCTTTCTGTGTTTATATCTGAGTCTCAAGGAGATAGACATCTAAAAAAGACACAAGACTTTATAGACGAAACTGTAGAAATTATAAATATCCATATAAAAAAATGTGATAACTACCTGAAGTATAATCTTGACGTACTTGTAGATAATGCAGAAACAGAGCAAGAAGCTGATTATAAAGCTCAGGAAATTGTATTCCAAGACACGGTATTTAATGAAAAGATAAAGATACAAGAGAAACTATCTAAATTAAATATTAATAACTCTACCGATAATTTAACAGTTAAGTTTTTTAAAGATCAAAAAGCCTCTTTATTTATGAAGGAGCCACTTATCATTAGAAATCTTGATATTAATATAGCCACAGAAGCTGCATTTAGCCATATAAACTTAACAACTTCAAAAGAGATGTTAATTAATATGAAAGATAAAGATATACCAAAATGGAATCCTAAAAAGCATTACTGGGAGCAAAGTAAAGATGTTTTACAATTCTGGGAAGAAGAAAGAGAAAAAGTAACAAAGGGCATAAATATAAATGGTTACTATTTTCATCCATGGCTATATTGGCACCTAAATGTTTTTAAAACACCTATACCACAACCAGATAAAAGTGAGCCTACAATAAGTCCATACTTTCGAGATAACGAATGGTTCTTTGTAGAGAATCTTAAGAAAGCAGAAGACGCAGGAGATAAGGGTTTACTATTGTATGGAACAAGACGTTTTACTAAGTCGGTATTACTAGCTTCATACATACAATGGAAAGCCCATACTAAGCCAAATGCCGTAGCTACGTTAACAGGTGGGTCAGAAAAGGATTTACAGGATCTAACAGATAAAGTTAGAACCTCAATGGACCATACAACCCCGGCATTTAAATTAGAGGTGCAGAGCCAAGCATGGGATGGTGGTAATACTATCTTAGGAATAAAAGAAGATGCATCTAATATAGTAAAATATTCAACCATATCTGTAATTAACTTAGCGGCAGGTTCTAAAAAAGCTTCTCAAAAAACAGCAGGTGGTGCACCTAGTGCGTTTGTGAATGATGAGATAGGTAAGTATGATTTTTTAAGATCTTATTTAGCAGCTTTACCATCATTTGAAACACCTTACGGATTTAAGTGTGTACCAATTCTAGTAGGAACCGCAGGTGAGGAAGGACTATCAAAAGACGCTAATACTGTACTTTCTGATCCAGCAAAATATAATCTTATGCCAATGGACTGGGATTTGCTAGAAGATAAGATAGATCCAGAATACATTACATGGAAAAGAAGAAAGTTTGGTATATTTGTACCAGCACAGATGGCTTATAAAGAGGGTTTCTTAAAAAAGGACACACCATTCTCAGAATATATAGGTATAGAAGATGAAATGTTAGACTCTATAAATATACAAGTCACTGATTGGAAAGGCAATAAAGAAAAACTAGAAGCTTGGAGAAAAGAGGCCGCAGGGGATAAACTACTAGAACAGCAAAGAACTGTACAGTACCCAATTGACCCAGAAGAGTGTTTCATGTCATCTGAAGAAAACCCTTTTCCAGCATTGGAAGCAAAAAGACATAAAGAGTTTTTACTCGAATCTGGAGATATAGGAAAGAGAGTTACCATAATACAAGAATCTAACGGTAAAATAGCTTATGAGATGAACAATAAACCTCTAGCTGAATATCCACATCCAGGAGGATTTATTGACGCTCCTGTGATACTATATGAGGACTTACCATCAGATAAACCAGTAGACTATTTGTATGTAGGAGGATTTGATGATTATAAACAAGAAGAATCAGGGACAGACTCTGTTGGATCATTCCATATATACAAAGTAAATATTGGCATGGATAAATGGTGTGGTAGAATTGTAGCTTCAGTAGCAACAAGACCGGATCCACATAATAAAATGTATAGACAGATATATTTACTAATGCAAGCATTTAACGCAAAGGTATTTATGGAGAATGCGGATATGGGTTTTAAGGAATACTTAGATAGAAAGAGAAGTACAGATCTTTGGCTTGTAGAATCTATGGATTTTAAATCAGATATGTCACAAAGATCTCAAGGTAAAAGAAGATATGGATGGGCACCAACACCTGAGAATAAGAAGTTTTTATTTGGGCTATTAAAAAATTATGCCAAGCAAGAATTTACTATTTATGATGAAGACGGAATCGAAAAAACCATACTTGGTGTACAGATGATCAATGACATAGGATTACTTGATGAAATGATATCTTATAAAAAAGAGAACAACGTAGATAGAATGACATCATTTATGTCATGCCTAGGTTATGAATTCTATTTGTTTAATAATTATATGCTACCAACAATATCAAATAAGAAGCAAAAAACAGAGGAATCTCAAAGGAAAAAGCCAGAAAAAAATATGGCACAGAGGTTGTATGGGTCTTCAAGTAGGGATATGAGGTACTTCTAGAATATTTAACTAATTTTGAAGATTGCTAAAATTTAACTAATTTTGCAAATTAAAAAACAAAATAAAAAATGAAAGATTATAGTAAAAAGTTCCCTCTTCCAAAATCTAATTTTTGGCACGAAATACCTGATAGAGTAGTAGTTTTAGAAAATGAAGTAAAAGATTTATCAGAAACCCCATCTTCAATTGCCACTAATGGTACAACTCTTTATTCTACTAATCCTTTAGCAGGTCCTACAGCTAATTATGGTACTGTAGCATTAGGAGATGAAGCAGGTAAAGATGCATTACTTGCAGGTAATTCAAACTTTATTGGATTTGCTGCAGGTTATCAAGCTACAAATGCTTATCAGTCAAATTTTTTAGGGCAATACGCAGGTCAAGGAGCTACCAATGCAGATAGTTCTAATTTTTTAGGATATTCAGCAGGTTTATCAGCTACTAATGCACGTTATGCTAATTTTTTAGGATATTCAGCAGGTCTTTTTTCTGAAAATGCTATTTATTCAAACTTTATAGGACAAAATGCCGGAGCTTATGCAACTAATGCTTCATCTTCAAACTTTATAGGATATCAAGCAGGTAGAGCTGCATTGAGTGCTTATGACTCTAATTTTATAGGTGCAAACGCAGGATATCAAGCTACATATGCTCCCTATTCAAACTTTATTGGTAACCAAGCAGGATACCAAGCAACTTCTGCACAATATTCTAATTTTATAGGTGCAAACGCAGGGTATCAAGCTACTAATGCTTATAATTCAAATTTTTTAGGGCTTAGTTCAGGGTACGCCTCTACTGATGCTAGAAATTCAAACTTTATAGGAAGTAATACAGGTAAATTTGCTATTAATGCTTATGACTCTAACTTTTTAGGTCGTGATGTAGCTTATCAAGCAACTAATGCTAGGCATTCAAATTTCTTAGGACAAGAAAGTGGTTATCAAGCAACTAATGCATTTTATTCTAATTTTTCTGGGTACCAAGCAGGTAAACTTGCAAGTGGTGCAGCTTATTCAAATTTCTTAGGACAAAATGCAGGAACATCAGCTACTACAGCTTATAATTCTAATTTTCTTGGTCAAAGTGCTGGACAAAGTGCTACCAACGCTAACAATTCAAATTTCTTAGGGCAGAGTGCAGGTATATCTGCTACTGGTGCTAATAACTCCAATTTTATAGGGCAAGGCGCAGGATATTTAGCATCTAATGCATACAATTCAAATTTCTTAGGGCAGAGTGCTGGTTATTCAGCTACTAATTCTTACCAATCAAATTTTTTAGGTGATAGTTCTGGCTTAAATGCCACAAACGCATACAATTCAAATTTTATAGGACAGAGAGCTGGTAGAGACGCAACAAGTGCTAATAATGCAAATTTTATAGGGAATGGTGCTGGTTGGGGTGCTACTAATGCAAGTGGTTCAAACTTTATTGGTGTAGGATCTGGTCTTTCTGCAACTAATGCTAATCAATCAAATTTTATTGGTGGATTTGCTGGTTACGAAGCAACAAGTGCTAATTTTTCATTATTTGCTGGATATGCTGCTGGTTGGGGTGCAACAAACTCTAATGCAGCAACATTTTTAGGTTATGCTGCTGGTCAATACTCACCAAGTGCTTCCTATGCTACTTTTATAGGATATCGTGCTGGATACTTAAATTCAAGTGGTAGTTATTCAACATTTATTGGTTTTCAGGCTGGTTACAATTTTAGCACTAGTGCTACTAGTACAGGTACAAATAATATTATTATAGGAACAAATATATCTTTACCAACTGCTACTAATAATAGTCTTAATTTAGGTGGAGTATTATTTGGTACTGGTTTACATTCTACAACAACTGGATCTCCATCTATAACCTATAACACTGGTGGTAAAATAGGTATTGGTGTTGTTACACCTACAGCTAATTTAGATATAGCCGCATCAACAACAGCATCAGCTTTAATGAGGTTAAGAGTTGGACCAGCACCAACATCCCCAAATGATGGAGATGTTTGGCTAGAGAGTAACACAGATACAGGCCTAAAGATTAGAATTAATGGCAACACAAGAACAATAACTTTAAGTTAGTTATTTAACTAATTTTGTAATACTAGAATATTTAACTAATTTTGCAAATTAATCTAAGCAAATAAAAATGAAAAATTACGATAGTAAATTTCCTCTTCCAAAAACAAATTTTTGGCCAACTTTACCAGACAGAGTAGTAGCTTTAGAGGATGAAGTAGAAACATTATCTCAAACACCCTCTTCAATAGCAACTATTGGTACTTCATTATATTCTACAAACCCTGCTTCAGGAATACCCCCTAATTCTGGTAATATTTTTTTAGGAGAACTAGCTGGTGACCCAGGAGAAGAAATGTCAAATGCTGTTTATTCTACCTTTATAGGACCAGGTGCAGGATATGAAACTTATAATGCATATCACTCTAACTTTATAGGTTATCAATCAGGTAAAGGAGCTCTTGTTGCAAATAACTCAAATTTTTTAGGATTACAATCAGGGTTAGATGCAACAAATGCTGAATACTCTAACTTCTTAGGCAGGTTTGCTGGTTATCAAGCAAATAATGCTTATAGTTCAAATTTTTTAGGGGCTTATTCTGGCTATCAAGCCACAGATAGTTATAATTCAAATTTTTTAGGACAAAATTCTGGTTACCAATCTCCTAATGCTTATAGATCGAATTTTTTTGGACCTAGTGCTGGAAGTAGTTCTGATTTTGCAAACAACTCTAATTTTCTTGGACTTTTAGCAGGTAACAATGCCCCTTATGCTAATGGTTCAAATTTTCTTGGAGAGCAAGCAGGACAAAATGCAACTGGTGCAGCTTATTCAAACTTCTTAGGAACTGTAGCAGGAAGAAGTGCAACTTTTTCTTCTTATTCAAATTTTTTAGGATTTCAAGCAGGGCAGTTAGCCCAAAGTGGTAATTCTAACTTTTTAGGAAAAAGAGCTGGCTATAATGCAAATAATTGTTATGCTTCTAATTTCTTAGGTTATTTAGCAGGAGAAGGTACATCAAATGTTTATAGATCAAACCTTTTTGGTGCTGAAGCAGGAATGAATTCTACAGGAGACAATGTTAATGCTTTTGGTTATCAAGCACACAAAGGAGGATCATTATCAGGACAAACAGTTTTTGCTAATGGCTCTTTACCTTCTTATACAAATAGAACTGCAGCAACAACAGCAATCACTGTTCCTAATGGAGCTGTAGCAGGAAGTACATACTTATACTATAATCAAACAACTTTTGCCATAGAGGCAGTAAGACTTTAATAAATAAATAAATAAATAAATAAATAAATAAATAAATCATGAAAATCACATTTGAAACACCAAAAGAAATTGTAATCGTTAAAGAATTGAAAAGAACTTTTGAAGAAGTAACAATTGAAGAAGTTACAGATAACGCTGAAAGAAAAGTTGTAAGAGCTTTTACAAGAGAATTAGGACAATTAGTTCTTTGGGAAGGTGAAGCATATGACGCTATTGGTCAATGGACTGATACTGATGTACAAGCAAGAGTTTTAGAGTTACTTGGATAGTAAATAAATTAACCCACTATAAATAAACTATAGTGGGTTTTACAAAAAATAAATAATTAAAATGGCAGAAACTAACTTACATAGTTTTTATAACGGAATAGGGACATCAGTTGTAACAACTCACTCTATACCTACACAAACAGTATCTGAAAGTATAAAACAAAAACCACAATGGCAAAAAAAGATGATGGACGCATTAGAATCCATAGGCATCTCCCAATTGGCAGAGAATGTATCTTTTAGAGAGTTTTATAAAATGCTTGAAGGTAGACTTGCCTATTCTGATTATGGACTAGACAATAGTATATTAGATAGAGTTAGAGAACTAGGGGATGGAGTTGGAATACCAACTTTTGTAAAACACTATGATTTTATAGGTATAATAACTAGACAATTAGTAGGAGAGTGGTTAGAACAAAAAGACGACTTTAAGGTAGACTGTATTGATGATATATCAGATAATGAGTACCTAAGAGAACGTACAAAAAAAGTACAAAATTATGCTATAGAAACTTTTAAGAAAGAGTTAGAGATAGCTCTTATGAAAGACGGCATAGACACAAACAAACAAGATTTTAACTCTGAAGAAGAGAGACAACAGTATATGCAAATGCTCGAACAAGAGAAAGCAAAAATTATACAACCTTCTCAGATAGAAAAAGAAATGAAAAGCTGGAAAACAAAAGCAGCTGAATGGGCAGAACATGTAATTGAAAAAGATCAACAAAGATTTTACATGGACAAAATAGATAAACAAGAAATGGAAGATTACCTATTAACTGGTAGATGTTTTAGACACTACTATATTGGGTATGATTACTATAAACCAGAAAGATGGTCTCCAATAGAAACTTTCTTTTCTAAAGATGTTATTGCTGAAAATCCACAAGATTGTGAATATGTAGGTAGAGTTTTTTATATATCTGTTTCAGATATTATTAAAAGATACGGACATATTATAACACCAGACCAAATTAAAAAATTAGGTAAGAGATTTGGATCAGAAAGTAATACAAACCAAAACTCAAGCGTACACTCATGGAAAAGCATGATGGACAACGGAATGTTTGGCCAAGTACAAACAATACCTTTTGAAAACTACTACGATTATGATTTAGGACTACAGTTTCAAGACGCATTGGATTTACCAATGGGAGAAACAATACTAAATACCCCAGACGGAGAAAAAAGAGTACCATCTTGGTTAAGCCCTTTCCAAAATCAAAATCACATAGGACAAAGGTACAGTACTGTACATAGAGAAGATATATCAGTAAGAACTGATTTATTACAAGTTACAGAAGGTTACTGGAAGAGCATGAAAAGAATGTGGTTCCTAAATTATACCACAGCAACAGGTATAGAAGACACAGCTATCGTAACAGACGAACTATTACCTGAGTTTATTGAAGAAAATAGCATTAAAAAAATAAGTACAAAAGCTTTAAATGAAATACAAAAAGATCTTGAAAAAGATACAATGTATGAATTTTGGGTACCGGAAGTATGGAAGGGTACTAAGATTAACGCAGGTAACTCTCAACTATCAGATAACTTATATATTGGAGTAGAGCCATTACCTTATCAAATTAAAGGAGATTCAAATATCTTTGATGTAAAGCTACCAGTATCTGGAATAATAGCCTCATCAGTAGCTATGAGATTAAGACCATATCAAATTGGGTACAATATTTGCTTGAACCAAATATTTAATCTTTTAGAAAAAGAGATAGGAATGTTTTTCTTGTTTGATATAAACTTCTTACCATCAGAATATAAAGATCATGGTACAATTGAAGAGTCATTAGAAAAACTAAGAGATTTAGCAAAAGATGTTGGACTTGTCCCATTAGACACCACAAAACAAAACATGGCAGGAGCAAATCCTCAAATGAATACTTTTATGGTCCAAGATGTTACATTTGATAAACAAATTAACAGCCGAATCCAATTGTCAGAATACTACTTTAAGAAGGCATTAGAACAAATTGGTATTACTCCACAAAGACTTGGACAACCAACTGTATACGAAACAGCCACAGGAGTTAAACAAGGTTCAGAAGCATCTTATATGCAAACAGCAGACATATTTACAAATATGGCAGTGGCTAGAAGAAAAGCAATGGAGTTACATTTAACAGTAGCACAGTATTGTCAGAAAGAGTATTTAGATGTAGATATGGTATTCTCTAATTCAGATGGAGACAAACAATACATAAATTTAACAGATCCAGATTTCCCTCTTAGAAGAATTGGACTATTTCCTATTAACGATCCTAAGAAACGTAGAGAACTAGAAACAATGAAACAAGCATTGTTAAATATGAATACATTAGGAAGCGATATCTTAGATTATGCTGAATTATTCTCCGCAGATACTATCACTGAACTTATAGCCATAGGAAGAAAAGGTAGAAACGAGAAACAAAAAGAAGTTGAAGCACAGAGAGCTCATGAACAAGAATTAATGGATAAGAAACTTCAAGCAGAAGCTGCTGATAAAAAATCAGAAAGAGATTTCAAATCATCCGAAAACGCTAAAGACAGAGAAGCTAGAATTCTACAAGAAGATATACAAGCACAAGGCCGTGCTGCTGATAAACAATCAGATGCACAATCTTTTGAAAATATATCTAAGAGATCAGACTTAGCACTTAAAGAAATGAAAGCTTCTAGTGATATAGAACTGAATACAGCAAAGCTTGAACAGCAATCTATAGCAGATTCTAAAAAATTAAACCTATTAGAAAAAGACTTAGAGTTAAAAGTTAGACAATTAGACCAAAAAGACAAAGAGATAATGAATCAAAGATATATTGCTGAGATAAATAAAAACTAATGTTAAATAATCTTTAACAAATAAAATTACATTTAACATAGTAACATATCATATATTGAAGATTTAACTAATTTTGTAAATCAAAAAAAACTTAATAAATTTGCACAACCAATGGACACAGAACAAAACCAACAAGAACTTTCATTTGAACAACTTTTAGATTTCAGTAACTTTAGCCTAGACGGAGAAGAAGAAAAAACTGAAGAACCTACTATCTCTAACGAAGATTTAAAAATCGAAGATAAAGAAGAAGAGGATAATAAAGAAGAAAAGTTAGACCTAGAAATAGAAAGTAAAAAAGAAGAATCTCCAAAAGAAGAAATAAGCTTTAACAACGGAGAGGATTTTTATTCCAGACTTATCCAAGAAAATCTAAAATCAGGAGACTGGGAAGATGTGATTATCGAAGATGAAGAAGGTAACGAAGTTAAGTTATCTGAAATCAAAGATATAGATAAAGATAAATTTGACAATATTAAAGAAGCACTAAAAGCTAAAAAAGAAGAGGAATTTTCTGAAAAGTTTATCTCAGTAGAGGGTGTAGATGAAGTCAAAAAGAGACTAATCAATATTGTTAAGAATGGAGATCTTGAATTAGCTAAAGCTTTATTTGAAAATCCAGAATCTTTAAAAGAACCATTCCAAGGATACGATTATGAGAATGATACTCATAATGAACAAGTGTTAGCTTGGTACTACACAAACGTATTAAAACATAACGCATCTGAAACAAGAGCTTTAGTAAACTCAGCAAAATCAGATTTAAGTTTAGACGAAAAAGCTCAAAAAATTGTAGAATACCAAAGAGCACAGTTTTATATAGGTCTCGAAAATAAAGAGGTAGAACTACAACAAGAGAAAATACAAGAACAAGAAAGAATAAAACAATACAGAAAAGATTTAACCGTATCTTTAAAAGGAGATGGATTAAACGAAACTACAGTTAGAAAATTTGTAGACTTAGCTACAAAGACAACAAAAAATGGATCTTTTGAAATAGATGAAATCTACGAAGAGTGGATGACAAATCCTGAGAAAGCAAAAGAACTAATCTTTTTCATGTTAGATAAAGAGACTTACTTGAAGAAAGTAACCGGGGAAGTTAAGAAAAATGTACAGTTAGATAATCTAAAGAAGATTAGAATTATACAAGACAACTCTAAAGTATCTAAACAAAAGAAAGAAGATGACTCACCAATAACTGTATTTGAACAATTAAGCTTTGAATAATAAAAATAAATAACTAAAAATTAAATTAAATAAAAAATGGTAACACAACAAAACATTCCTCATATTGTAAATGGAGATCAAGTTATCATGTTCACTAACAAAAAGACAGTTTCGTCTATTAATGGTGTACAGGATTTGCCTTCTCTTTATTCATGGTATAAAGAAGACCCAAACAAACATCACCTAGGTTTAATGAACCTATGGGGTAAACAAGCAGTACGTAGCTACGGTATCTTACGTGAACTTTTGCAAAACAAAGCAGTTTTGGAAGTTAACGGATGGGACGGAGGTTTTACCTATGATATTCCAGTAGAGGAGTACAAAGGTTGCTACACAACAAGAGATTTGAGTAACCAAACTTACGCAGGTATTGACGGTGGAACTTTCAAAATCGTTTTGAGCAAAGCATTTACAACTGGAGATGTATTGACAAACGATAAATACTACGGACAACAAATCGTTGTTTCTGGTGAAGAGCCTGTTGTAGCTGTTGGAGAAGGATGGGAACACACAGTTAAGTTGGCAGACAACGATAAAACTACTTGGTTTTTGCCTTCAAACTTAGTTAAAGGTACTCAATACTTTAAAGTAGGTCACGTTATTTTAGGAGAAAGAGGTACTAACTTCTCTCACTTCGATATGCCAGATACAGTTGGTACAATGAGATGTGAATTTAGATTAGGTACTGCATCTGGAGTTGAAGCTTATATCACAGGTATGGCAGACTCTAAATCATTCTCTGGAGCAGATGCTCAATCTAAACAATATTTAGATAAGCTACAATCAGAATTTGGAGACAACGAATACGCAGTATTAGCTAACATGGTTAATAAAGGTGGTAAGAAAGTTCCAGATATGAGAACTGCTAGAATTGGAGCTACTATGGAGTTCTTGACAATGAGAGAGCTTGAAAGATTAACAGCACAAAAAATGTTGTTCCAAAAAGCAGCTACTATCCGTGATACAAATGGTATGGCTAGATTAAACGAAGGTTTATGGCACCAATTGAGAAGAGGTAAGTTGATTAAGTATGGTCGTCCTGGAGGAATCACAAGAGATCACTTAAAAGAAGCTGTAGAGTACGTATTCCGTATTAACCCATTCAAACAAGACGTTGAAAGACGATTGAAGTTTAAAGCTGGTAAATACGCTTACCAAAACATGTTAGAGATCTTCTCTGACGAGGTAAACTCTCAAAACGCAGGTATCAACAACTTCTTGGGTACTGATAGAACTATTCCAAATCCAGTTCGTGGAAATGATCCATTTAACTTAGAGTACGTTCCAATTCGTTTTACTAAAGTATTTATTCCAGGTATTGGAAATCTTGAAGTAGAAGAAGATACATCATTGAACATGATGGAAGGTGTTGATCGTTTAGCAGGTGGTATGCACCCAGAAAACTTGTCACCAACTGCATATTCATTGATCATCTGGGATGTAGAAGATCAACAATACTCTAACAACAAAGCTTTACCAAAAGGTGCTACTTTAGTTGAAGGAGGAAATGCTGGGGCTAATATCTACTTGGTTAAGCCAGAAGGAGAAATGAGCTACTGGGGAACTACTAACGGACGTTACGATTACCGTAAAGCAGGAGATATCATGTCTTCTATGAAACAAATCGGACAAGAGTTCTGGGCATTTAACATCGTTGATATCCACGTTAAAGATTTGACACGTTTCGTTATGGTTGAACTAGACGAAGCTGGAAGAAAAGGATTTAATTAATAAATAAGTTTTAGATTCTGCCCTGCTAAATTGTGGGGCAGAGTTTTTAACTAATTTTGAAATACCAAAAGTTATACGTAACTTTGCAAAACCAACAAACCAAAAAAGAATAAACCAAAAATTCAAAAAAAATATGCCAGCTAAAAAAGAACTACTGTCAAAAACAGTAATGGCTTCAAATAATGTTATCTTAAAGTTATATGACTTTGAAATTAAAAAAGATACATTATACGAAATTAAAGAAAAATTAGACACTTCTGCACCAGAAGGATTTAAAGAGTTTAATACCTCAAAAGTACTTAGTGATGTCATTGTAGACAGTTTTCCAGGTGCGGTATTCAACCAAGAAAGAGAAGTTTGGGATACAGGATTATACGCTACATCTACAGCATTAGCTAGAGCGATAACAGATTCAAACGCTAGAGAAATAGCTCTTAAATCATTAAAAGAGAATATAGTTGAACCTATTGAACTTGAAAAAGGAGAAGGCATACTAAGACACTCTCAAGACAATAATAAATACTGGGATAATTACAGAATTAAAATCCAAAGAGGTAAATTATTCGACACTTCAAAAACTGAAGATCTATTAAGCCTTTATTTATTATTACTACACAAAAGGATCACACCTAAGAGTTTAGAAAATCATCCAGAATTTAAGCAACCAATTTCAATGTATTGCATCGTAGATAAAGACAGTTCTATGTCTAGAGAAGCAGAGAAAGAAATGAAACAAGCAAAAGCTTCTGCTTTATTCTATAACATGATAAGCTCAAACAGAGAAGGTCTATTACAAGTTATGGATTACTTAGGAATTACCACAAGTGCAAGTGCAGATGATGCAGTATTATTTACTGTATTCGGTAACTTCTTAAGATCTAAGGAAGATAAATACCAAAATGACAAAGTCTTTATTGATACTATCGAAAGATACAATACTGAGTCTGGAGCAGAAGAGATTTTTATCCATGCTAAGTTAAAAGAACTTTACACAAAAGGTAAAGTAAAATTCAAAAAAGGAGAAATCTGGTTAGATGATATTTATATTGATAATGGCTGGAAAAATGCAGCTAGAAAAATCAATGAAGATTCAGAATTTAAAAAGATTTTTTCCTCATTAATTGACTAAATTATTATGGGGGAGAACCCCAAAAAACTCCCCCTTTTTAATTTAATATGAACACAGAGCAAGCATATATAAAGTTCCAATTAAAAGTAAATCAAAATTTTGAAAATTCCAAAATCGCAGTAGATAGAGGAAGATTTGTTTTACTATTTAATGAAGCACAGAATAAGATGGTAGAAGCTATCTTAGACAAAAAAAGCAGCGATGAAATTAGATACCTACAAAGAATATTAGTATCTAACCACGGCATAAGCAATCCACAAAACACAGAAGTAGCAACACTATTTGATCTACCACAAGACTACTTCGATTTTTCTTCAGCATATACAAAAGCTTCTAATGAAAAATGTGAAGATCAAACTATTTATCTTTTTGAAATAAAAGACGATAATAGACTTGAATTTTTACAAGATGAGTTTAATGAACCATCATTCTCAGCTAGAGAAGCACCAATGATTATCTCTTCAGATAAAGTATACGCTTTCAAAAAAGATTTCAAACATAATAAGTTATATATGTCTTACTATAGGTACCCATTACAAATTAGGTTACTTACAGAAGATGATCCAGAATCTCAATTTGATACAAGTATTGATCCAGAATTTGATGATAAGTTTTTAGATAGAATCATAACGATGGCATCTAGCTTATTTGAACAAAATAATTCTAATCCTAAGTATCAAATAGATATGCAAAGAGCAATACAAAAAGTATAAATATAAATAATTAAAAATGAAAAAGAAAGCTACAGCAAAAAAACCAGCCATGGGTAAAATGGCAGGAACTGCTAAAATGAAAAGCAAACCGGCCTACAAAAAAGGCGGTACAAAAATGTGTTAAAATAAGCAAATAAAATAAAATAATCAAAAATTAAAATTAAAATTAAATGGCAAGTCACGCACCACAATCACTATTTTTTGTTACCAACGAAGGTTCGGTAATGACAACTGGCTACTCTACAAGATTAGCTAAAGGTCAGTTTGGTATTGTAGACAAAGGAGCTGCACCTTCTTCTTTAGGAATGGCAGTTACTAGTACAATTACAACACCAGCAACAGACAGAAACAGATTATTCGAATTGAGATTAGGTATCGCACCTTTAACTCCAACTAGATCACAATCTGACAAAGCATATTCTACAGTACCTTTCAAAATTTCTGAAATTGTAGATATCAAAGTTAACGCACCTAAAACAGGAATCTCAGTTGATGAACTTATCATTGGATATGATGGTATCAATGCAAATTCAGCTATTGTTTTAGGAAATGGAGACAACGAAGTAATTGACATTACTTTAGCTGGAGAAGCTATCGGAATGTTAGGCTACCCAGAAGCAAAAGTAACAGTTAAACTTTACTTAGAGGCTCCAAACACAGGTACATTTACAATGCACGAAATTGTAGAAGAAGGTGTTAAACGCTTAAAAGAAGTAACTTTACTTGGTGGAGTATCTATCCTTAACTATATTGATATTACTCCAGTAAATGATGGTAATACTAATACTGTAACAGGTACAGATTTTACATTCTTTAAATTATCAGTACATGATAAAGGTAACTACTCTGCTTTAGCATTAGTACAAGCACAGTATCCAGCTTACCTTGTAAAAAGAGAATTTTTCACACCAGGAGCAGCAGACGCAGGTATATCAACTTATGTATTATTAGCTCCAGAAGGAACAGTACTACCTGATTACTCTTTAGTAGTTGCAACTTTAGCTGACGCTAACTGTGATGGAATTCCTGAAATTACTACAAACACAACAGTAATCGAATGGGTTGAAGGAGATACATGTACTGCAATTAATAAAAAGTTTACTTTGCAATTAGCAGATGATAAATGTGGACAAGATAAATTAGATGCTTTAGAAGCATTTTATCCAGAATTGACAATCGCAATCGCTACAAATCCAGCAGCAGCAGCTTGTCAAACTGTATACGAAACTAATGTACTATCTGAAATTGTTTGTGAAGAGTGTTCTCCATTATTGAGAGACCTATTTGTTGCAGAAGCACCAGTTTCTTATGAAGGAGTATCTTGGGTTGCTGAACCAGTTACTTATGATGCTACAGCATTAATGGGTATTCACTTGAAAGGTAAAGTAAACATCTTAGCCGGTGGAGAAGAATACAGAGATGAACTTCCATTCGTATATAGCTCTACAAGATTATCTGTAGCTAACGAAGCACCAGGAACTGTTTCTGAATCATTTAATTCAGGTACAAACGGTAGATTTAAAGTAAAATTACTTTCTATCGCATCCGATCCAGAAGCTTTAGGAGCTCACTTCTATGACTTAGAAGAGCGTACAAGAGTGTATTTTGAAAACAGACAAAGACTAGCTGGAAACAACTATGGTAAAGCTATCTTAGGTCAAGAATCTCACTTGAAACCACTTGCACAATATGTTGATTATGTTGTAAGAGTTAGAACTAACCGTTTCGCACAATCTTTCTCAGGAGAAGTAGTTGAAAACTTTGACTACCATATCTTAGCAGAAATTGGAAAACACGCAACTATTCAAACGCAAGTTAACTTGCTAGCAGTAGCAGCAGGATTACCAACTGTATCAGCAGGGTTCTAGGAACAAAAAAAACAGAGGGGAGGAGCAAAACACTCCTCCCTTTTTTTATCTAATTTTTATCGAAAGAGAGAAAATGAAGGCATATTTAGTATATTTCCTAACAACACTTTTATTATTTTTTGCCCCAATACAAGGTTTATTAATTTCAGTTGGTACTGCTATTGCATTAGACACAATCTTTGGAATAGCAAGATCAATAAAAACAAAACAAAAGATAACTTCTAGGAAGTTAAGCAATATAGTTTCTAAATTTGTATTATACCAATCTGCAGTATTATTAATATTCATGGTTGATACATTTTTATTGGGGGAGTTTTTTAAAATATGGTTTTCAATACCTTTCTTTTTTACAAAAGTTGTTACTATAGTTTTAATATTTATAGAATCTGTTAGCATAAAAGAAAATTTTGAAGACGCTTTTAATGTAGATGTATTTAGTTTACTAAAAGAAGTTTTAAAAAGAACTAAAGAAATTAAAGAGGATATTGGCGATATTAAGAACTAATGAAAAATTTATCTAAAGAGGAGTTATTAAGTAGATTAGAAGCAATTAATAGAAGTAATGCTATTATTTACTTTGACCTTAATGGTACTATATTAGGAGTTAATGATATTTTCTTGAAAGCAATGGGTTATGGTTTAGGTAACCATGAAGAACTTCTTGGTAAGCACCATAGCATTTTTGTATGTGAAGATTATTCAAGATCACTTGAGTATGAAAAATTTTGGGATATATTAAGAAGTGGTAAGTACTACCAAGGAGAGTTTGAGAGAAGAAGAAAGGACGGAAGTCTTATTAATCTCCAAGCAACTTATAATCCTATTTTTGATGAGAACAATAAGATTACTAAAGTAATGAAGATTGCTACTGACATTACAACAATTGTCAATAGTAAGAAACAAGTAGACGCAATTAACCGAAGTACTGCTATTATTAGTTTTAACACTGATGGATTTATACTAGATGTAAATTCTATATTCTTAGAAACTATGGGGTATAAAACCAATGAAAAAAGTAAACTCATTGGAAAGCATCATAGTATTTTTGTAAGCTATGAGTACTCAAAGTCTGATGACTATACTAAGTTTTGGGAAAGTTTAAGAAAGGGTAAGTTCTTTGATGGAATATTTGAAAGGAGAAAAGTAGACGGTTCTATTGTTTATTTACAAGCATCATACAATCCTGTACTTGACAGTAAAGGCAATATTACTGAGGTAGTTAAGATTGCAACTGATATTACTGAGTCTGTAAACAATAAGAAGAAAATAGATGAGCTTACAAAGAACTTAACAGTTGAATTAGATAACTCACAAAAGCTTAAACACGCAATAGAATTAGAAAAGGACGCTGCTTTAAATGATTTAGATGTAGTATTAAAAAAGAGTCAGAATGAATTAATAAAAATAATTGTTAAGTGTGCGTTAGCTGTTATAGTAGGTGTTGGTATTGTTACAACTGTACTATACTGGGCCGCCATTGTAACAGATCAAGACACCCAAATAATTGGTTCAACATGGTCAAATATGTTTAGTGTATTATTAACTAACGCATTCTCAATAGTTGGTACAATTATGGGTATTAAGTATGCTACACAAGAAGGTGGTAATAAATAAAAATTAAACAAGTATGAAATTTTGGAGAGAATTAATAAGTGATAATAATTCAATAGATGAAAAAGCATTTGTTGGTGTTGTTTCTTTTTTTGCAATGGTTTTTACACTATTAGTAGATGTAATAACTGGAATATTAGGTGAAGAATTAATAATTAAAGAGTTTATCTTTGATGGGTTTATGACTCTTACAATGATATGCTTTGGTATTGCTACAGCAGGTAAAATTTTTAACACTAATAATAACAAAAAACAAGAAGAAAATGCAACTGAGTAAACACTTATCATTAGCTGAAGTAACAAGAAGTGAATCAGCAAAAAGAAATGGTATCAGCAATGAACCAACTGCAGAACATTTAGAGAACTTTAAAAAGTTAGCTGAAAAAGTATTTGAACCTATTAGAGAACATTTTAACACCCCTATTCATATATCAAGTGGGTATAGAAGTGCAGCCTTAAATAAAAAAATAGGTGGATCACTAACTTCACAACATTGTTCTGGTGAAGCAATTGATATTGATATGGATGGTACATCAATTACAAATAAACAAGTATTTGATTATATTAAAAATAATTTAGTATTTGATCAAATGATTTGGGAATTTGGCACAGATAAAAACCCAGACTGGGTACATGTATCTTATGAATCAACAGGCAAACAAAGAAAACAAATATTAAGAGCAATAAAAACTAATGGTAAAACATCATATGTGCCATATAAGTAATTTTATAAAACAGCAATGGTTAGGAACTATTCTAATTTTATTATTCATTCTATTTCTTATATATGGAATAGGACAAAACAATGAATTAAAAAAAGAAAAGAAACGTCTTGAAGCAGACATTGAATTACTAGAAAAACGTGAAGAATTACATTGGAACAAGCTTGATAGTTTAAAATCTAATAATAAAGTAATTGTCCAAAAAGAAAAAATATTAATACAATTAGAACATGACACAATTAAAGTTATTGATACTATTGCTTTTAGTAAGCTTCAAAAGTTTTTCTCAGACAGATACTGTCAAAAAGATAGTATTGAATGAAAATATAGCTAGAGAAATAGTAAAAGATCTTGTCAAAGGAGATATATGTAAAAGTAAATTAGTGATTAAAGAAGAAGAAATTAAAAATTTACAAAATCAAAATAGCGAGCTTACAGATATTATAAAAATTAAAGATAGTATCCTCGCTAAGAAAAATGAAATAATTACCGTACAAGATAAAGCTATTGGCTGGTTTAAAAAACCTGAACTCCACGCATACTTAGGAGTACAAACTGTAAATACCAGCTTAGTAAATCCTTATCTATATGGGACTTTACTATTAGAGTTTAATAAGTTCAGCATAGGTGGTCAATATTTTGCACAACCAAATAACCCATCTGGGTATAGATTTATATTTGAATATAACTTATTTTAAAAAATAAAAACCAATGTCACAAATAGTAGGAGAAATAAAAATAGATTTTGATGTAATACAATCTACTGTACAAACACTTTGGATAGGAGATAGTAGTGACTGGGTACATGCAGAAATAAAACCAGCATTTATTTTAATAACTTTGCCTGGATCACAAAAACCATTAACTTTTTCTTTTAAGAAAAAAGCATTAAATTCTTTTAATAGCCACAATCTAGGTATAACTTGCTTAAAAGGAGATTGTACAGATGAGGTATATGGAGATCTTCCAGATGGAGTATACACAATAAACTTAAAGAGTGGGTACACAAATTTTGAAAAATTAAAATACTATTTAAAGACAGATAGAACAGAATTAGAACTATCTAAAGTAATAGTAAAATACGGATTTGAATACTCAAAAAACGATAAAGCTTTTAGAGATAAAATATATGATATTGATTGGTTAATTAAAGTAGCTAAATCACACGCTAAACTTGGAGATATTGTAAAGGCCGATAGATTTTTTCAACAAGCAAGAGAGTTATTAAAAAAATTAATGGATTGTAAAGATTGTATCTGATATGGCTGGACAACAAAATTTTCTGATATTAACACAAGAAAACTATTTTGATAAATTTGAATCCGATTTATTAAGACAAGCAGATTCTTACTACCTAACTAAAAAGTTTGGTATTGGCGAAGAAGTAGATAAAGATAAATTAAGACATACACAAATGTTTTACAATATCCTATGTACAGACGAATGCGAACTCATAGACTGGGTAAACAAAAAAATAAAAGGTGAAATAGAAAGATGTGACAACACTATAAAAAAGGACAGTCTTTGTGGAATACACCCTAATATAAACAGATTATCATGTGCAGTAGATGAATACTGTGAATGGAGTAAAATAGAATGGTAATATGAAAGAAATACAACACTTCAAAGTAAAAATACTTCCAATTAGACCTCAACCAAACTCTGTATACTTTGTAGTAGAAGATGGTGCCACAGCAGTAAAAACATATGTAACAGATAAATGTGGAGCAGCCTTACCACTAATTGATCTACAAGGATTAAGTACCCTAACAGGAACAGGAGTAACCGGAACAGCAGAAAACCCAATAGTTAACATATCTACATTTGTAAGCTCAGAAAGCGGAAATCTAATTACGCTGTCTACAGTTGATGGTAAACTATTTATAGAAAGCACACAAGATAACAAAATAATTTATTTTTACCCTACTTTAGAAGAATTAGGGGTATCAACATTAGAAGAGGTAACCGAAACACATATAGCCAATTGGATTCAAGATGAAGGGATAATCATAGAAGAGGATCAAATACCATTTTTTAAAGTACAATTAGTTTTATACCCTATCTATTTTGATATTACAAATAGACCAAACGAATTTGGTGGATGGCCCCCATTAGAAGTCTTGGAGTTAGTTAAGTTTTACTCAACAAAAGATTATACCACACAAAACGCAATAGGATCTACAATATACACAGATAAAAGCGGAAACACAATATTTGTAGGAGATGGGAATAATTATAGATTCGATTTATCACCAATTTGTAGTTATGGCATAAATAGCCTTGGAAAAATAGTAGATATAGAATGTCTTTACGAATAAAATAAAACAATATGTCATATTTAAACTTTAAAATATTCTCTCTAAAAAATAGAGGAAAAGGCGATTTATCTAACATAACAGCATCACAAGTAGAGCTTATTTCAAAATATACTGAAAGTATAGTTGCAGGAGATGATATATCTTTACTAAACAATGATGCTAATTATATCTCAGAAGCACCTGATGACGGATCTCAATACGCAAGAAAAAATGAGGCTTGGAATAAACTAACTACTTTTTTTCCAGTAGACCCTACTTCTACTAATAATGTTGCAGGGGGTTTTCCTCTTGGAAGCGATTGGTACAATACAGTTACAGGAGAAAAGTTTTATCAAAAAGCTAATGGAGTCTGGGTTAGTTACGCCTCTTCTACATCTCCTGTAGATGGAGGAGATTCCCCTGTTGTATTTGCGGACTATGCTACTACAACAGATTTAATTATCCCTTACGATAATGGAATGGGAGGTTTAGGAGCCACACTAACAAGTCCAATAAACGGTGCACTAGTTGTAGATGGTTTTACTGTAGAACTTGGAGAAAGTGTATTAGTAAAAGATCAACCTGTTTTTATACCTATTGAAGAAACTAATATTTCTTATCAAAATGGGGTGTATATTTTAACTCAAGCAGGAAGTATAAGTGAACCTTTTATTTTGACTAGAGCAGATTTTGCTGATGAAACTGAAGAGTTATACCCTTCTCAAGTAAATATTTTAAAAGGGCTTACTAATAAAGATAGATTCTTTCTACAAAAAACTGAAGATCCTATAATAGGTATTTCTGATGTCATTTATGAAATAAACTATGTTCCACCTACACAAGTAGTATTGTTACCTGTAATCCATGTAGACACCGCAACTACAGAACCTTTACCTACATGTACACAAGAGACTTTATACCTTACAGGAGTTTCTAATGGAAACTTGGGTACTATAAATGGAGTTGACATGACTATCGCATTGACTTCTGTAGCTAATAGAAAAATATTAGTTAAAGATCAAATTGATGCTAGTCAAAATGGTGACTATGAAGTTATTCAAATAGGCAGTGCTTCTCAACCTTGGAAATTAAGAAGAATAACAACTACTTCTGGTGGGTTCAATAAAAACAACAGAGAATGGAAAGTAAATAATGAAGATAGTACTTTGTATGGTAATAGATATTACATGAATAATGTAACTTATCTTTTTATTGTAGGTACTACTGATATTACTTTTTCTGAGTTAGTTGCAGGAGGAATCCAAAGTTTACAAGATGTAACAGATGTTGGAAACTCAACTACAAATAATATTCAATTTGGGACTGGAGCAGGACTTACATTTAGTAATGGAGCTAAAGTAAAAGAAGGAGTTACCGATGCTAGTCTTGGAGGTTATAAAGGAGTTGCTTTAGTATGTTCTATTGACTATGAGTTGAAGTGGGAAGCAGGTAGACTTTATGTAATGCAACAAGATGGTTTTACAATCAGAGAGGTTTCACATAATTTTACAATTACACCTACTATTTACGATGATATTACAAAAGGTTTTGTAGTTGGAAGCAGATGGCTATTAGATGACGGAACTTTATATCTTTGCACTGATAATACAGATGATACCGCAGTTTGGGAATTACAAGTAACCGGTACTCAAGATTTACAAAGTGTTACAGACATAGGAGCAACCACTACAAACACTATTACAGTAGGGGACATTGCAGGTAATTTTAGCCAGGTTTTAAATGGTGCTGTAGGTGCCCAAAATGCTGTAACAGGAACTTATGCTTATTTAGATGCTACTGGTTTCTTGGGTTTACATAACGGAGATTTTGAATCTGATTTAAAAAATACAAATGTAACAAATGCCGGTGTTATACTAGAATTCCCAAATAAAACAACAGGAAGTTATACAATTGCAACTATTGGAGATATACCAACTGTAGACTCAATCCCAACTAATGGAAGCTCTAATGCAGTATCTTCTGATGGTGTATTTGATGCCTTAGCTTTAAAAGCAGATTTGGTTAGTGGATTAGTACCAAGCTCTCAATTACCTTCTTATGTTGATGATGTAATAGAAGTTGCAAACTATGCAGCCTTACCTATAACAGGAGAAATTGGAAAAATATATGTAACTCTTGATACAGGACTTATATATAGATGGACAGGAAGTGTTTATGTGCAAATAGCTACTGGAGGTAGTGTTACAAGTGTAGGATTAACAATGCCAAGTGCATTTACTGTTACAAATAGTCCAATAACAACTACTGGTGATATAGCTGTAACAGGAGCAGGATTGGTTTCTCAATATGTTAGAGGTGATGGTACATTAGCTAATTTCCCAAATTCAACAGGTGGTGGTTCATCAATTAATTATTATCTTAATGGTTCAGTTTCACAAGGTACATTTGGTGGTGATACTTATTATCAATTAAGTAAAACACCAGTACTTGGAGCAGGTACTAACTTTACAAGAACAAATGGTGCAGGTAATGGATATATTGCATCTTTTATTACTGATGCAGGTGATCCTAGCCAATTAAATATACCAGGAGGTAATTGGAATGTAGAGTTTTATTTTAACGCAAGTAGTGGTGGTGGTTTGCCAAGTTTTTATGCTGAGCTTTATAAGGTGAGTGCAACAAATGTTTTTACCTTTATTGCAAGTGACTCTCTTAATCCTGAAGGTATTACAAATGGTACAACTGTTGACCAATACTTCTCTTCAATTCCTGTGCCTCAAACTACATTACTTATTACTGATAGGTTAGCTGTTAGAATATTTGTAAATACATCGGGTAAAACTATTACACTACATACTGAGAATGGTAATTTATCAGAAGTACTTACAACATTTACAACAGGAATAACAGCATTAAATGGATTAACCCAACAAGTGCAAAATTTAGCAGTAGGAACAAGTGGAACTGATTTAAATATATCTTCATCTACAGATACACATACATTTAACTTACCTACCGCAAGTGCAGCTAATAGAGGAGCTTTATCATCATCAGATTGGACCGCATTTAATAATAAAGTTTCAACATCAAGAACAATTTCCACTACAAGTCCTTTATCAGGAGGGGGAGATTTAAGTGCAGATAGAACTTTAAGTATGCAAGTTGCTACAAGTTCTCAAAGTGGTTATTTAGATGTTACTGATTATATATTCTTTTCAGATAAACAAGAAGCTTTAATTTCAGGTTCTAATCTTGCAACTATTAATGGAAATGATCTTCTTGCTGGAGGTAATATAGCTATTAGTGGGGGAACTACTATAATACCTTATAATGCATATTTAAATACTGTTTCAGGAAATAATGCAACAGCAGTGCTAGGTGATAGTACAAAACCATACTTAACTATGGCTGCATTAATTGCTGCTTTACCAGCAACTATTGACTTTGCATGGACTATTAACATTACAGGAGCTACAACAGCAATTACAATGCCTGTAATGCCTCCAAGAGATCTTATATTCAATGCAGATGCTAGATATATTTATGATTTTAACTTTAATACTGGGTCTGGTTACCTTATTTCTACAGCAACTAAGTTTTTTACTTATACATTCTTAAATGGAAATATAAACTTAAAATCAGATGCTGTTGCTAATAGGTCTCTAGGAACTGCTATTTCAACTAACTCATTTCTTATAATTAATGGATACGTTAATATAATTGATTGGTCTAATGAAGGTGTGTCTGGGTCAGGAGTTATTCTTTTAAATTCTGATTTAATAATTAATGAAATTGTAAAAAGAACATCAGGATTTGCTGTATTTATAGGGAATCCTATTTCATTAAGAATTAAAAAAATAACTTTTGCAGCATTTGCTACTACAGGAGTTATAAGAAGTAGTAATACATATATAACTAATCCTGTAATAATTGAACATATATTTTGTTCATTTACAAGTGATGTGGAATTAACTGCAAATGCTGCTCTTCCAAATTTAACTTTAGAGTTAAAATTAATACAAATTACAGGTAGATTTAGCATAAATTATACCATTACAAGATTAATATTTAATGATTTAACTTGCACAGGAAGTGTTACAGGTTTAACAACAACAGCATCAACTACTTCAGGAAGAATTTTAGGTACAACTCCATTAACTTTTACAAAAGTTGCAAGTCAGACTTTACAAAATTTAGAATGTTACATAACTGGAAGTAATAACAACTGGGCATCTACTGTAACAATAGATAATTGTAGATTAACTGTAACTGATTTTATAACAAGAGCAGCAGTATCTACAACTAAAATAGTAGCATTTAGAGGTAATAATATTATAACACAAGTTAGTACAACTACTCCATTAATAATTGCTTTAAATTCAACTACTCCATATGGTGTAGATATAGAAGGAAGTTTAAATATTACAAATGGAGTAACTCTTACAGATCAACATGCAACTATAAATTATGTAGCTCTTGCTGTACCTTCTTTTTTGGGCAAAGCTTCAGCATTACAAACATTAAATTTTTTAACTTAATAAATATAAAATAACATGCCAGCAAATTTAAACCCAATTTTTACAAGATTAGGAGACATCCAATGGAATACAACTCCTATCTTAGCAGCAAATACAACAACTGATCTTACTACAGGAACATCTTATTTAGTTTTTACAGCAGATGCTACTAATGGTGGATATGTACAAAAACTTAGATTTAGACCTTTAGGAACAAACGTAGCTACTGTAGCTAGAGTTTGGATAAATAATGGTTTAACTAATGGTACAGCAGCTAATAATATTTTATTTGATGAAATTTCTTTAGCTATATCTACAGTTTCTCAAACTTCAGCTCTTCCTATATATGAACTTCCTATTAATACAGCATTACCTCCTGGATATAGAATTTATATTACATTAGGTACAGCTGTAGCAGCAGGATATACATGTGCAACAATAGGAGGTAAATACTAAACATTATGATAGATGTTTTTAATACAAATAATGGAGCCCAAAACTCTCAAGTGTTCTATGCAAAAGGAACTACAGACTTTCAAGTTTGGAATAAACCAAATGGAGTAAAGTTTGTAAGCATTTTTTGTTTAGGCTCTGGAGGAGGTGGAGGTGCTGGATCTGTAAACACTGCTGGCTCTGCTAGAAGAGGTGGTGGTGGAGGAGGATCTTCAGGATATACTTTAGGATTCTTTGCAGCTTCTCAAATTCCTGATACTTTATATTTAAGAGTACCTAGTGGTGGTGCTGGAGGAATAGGGGGAGCAACTGTTGGCACTGGTGGTGTAGGTGTATTAGCGTATGTTTCTGTTGCACCTAATCTTTCTCCAATAAATGCATTACTTGTTTCTGGAAATACTGGTGCAGGAGGTGGAGTAGGTGGTGGTAATGGTGGAGCAGCTTCTCCTGTATGGATAGGAGGAGTACTAAACAGTCTTGGTTTTGTCACCACTGTTGCAGGTCAAGCAGGAGGAAACTCTGGATTGTCAATAGCAGCTACAGATATAACACCTACATTAATAACTTGTGGTGGACCTTCAGGTGGTAACACTACAACTACAACTCCATTTATGGGTGGTAGTGTAATAGGATCAGGATTTCTTAATACTGTTACAGGAGGAGCATTAGGTGCTTCAACTACAGCAGGAGGAAATGGTAGTGGTGGATACTCAGCATCTTTACTTGATAATACATCTAAAGCACAACCTATGTTTTTTACAGCAGGTGGTGGAGGAGGTGCTTCGCAAGGAGGACAAGGTGGTGCTGGAGGTAACTCTGCATTTGGTTGTGGGGGAGCAGGAGGTGGAGCAGGATTAACTGCTTCAGGTGGTGCAGGTGGTAATGGAGGAGATGGATTAATAATTATAACTGCTTGGTAACATGGATGTATTTGACACACTCTCAGCTATTGAAAGAAATAGTGTTTTTTATGCAAATGGTTCTGCTTGGCAAGTTTGGAACAAACCTAAAAATGCAAACTTTGTATACTTTTTCCTTATAGGAGGAGGTGGTGGAGGTGGTTCAGGAAATAGTTCTTCTATAACTTCAACTACTGGTGGAGGAGGAGGTGGAAGTTCTGCTATTACTAAAGCATTATTTGCAGCTAATATGCTTCCTGATACATTATATATTAAAATAGGACTAGGAGGAATAGGAGGAATTTCTAACACCGCTAATGAAACTGGAGGTAATGGTACAAGTTCTCATATAAATTTTCAACCAAATTCAGATCCTATTAATGTATTATTAAAAAGTGATGATATTCCTGCAGCAGGAGGAGAAGGAGCACCATCTTCAACTGTATCTGGTGTAGGAGGACTAGCTGCAACTTCTTGGACATACACTAACTTTGTTAATGGAGATTCAGGTCTTATATCTTCTATAGGAGGACAAAATGGTGCAGCAGGAACAAATACTGGAGGAACTGTAAATAATTTTAATGTAACACTTGTTGTAACAGGTGGTGCTGGAGGTGGAGCTACTTCTAATGGTGCTTCCCCTTTTAATGGGGGAAGTATTTTAGGATCTTCATTTCTTCCTACTATATCTACAGGAGTAAATGATGCAGCAGACCAAACAATACATGGAGGGAATGGAATATCTTTTATACCAAATATTTCTTTAATGGATAATCCAATGTTTTTTACTGGAGGTGGCGGAGGTGCACCTTCTACAACAACAGGAAGAGCTGGAGGAAAAGGTGGTAATGCTTCATTTGGATCTGGTGGCGGAGGTGGAGGAGGAGCATATAATGGAGTAGGAGGAGCAGGAGGAAAAGGAGGAGATGGTTTAGCTTTAATAGTAACTTTATAAAAACAATAGAAAAAATGAAAAACTGCGGAAACAAAATTAAAAACACATGCTCCGAAAAAAACTATGCTACGTGCATATATTACGAGCTAGAAGTACCAACCATATCTAGCTTAGTAGGCGAAGATTGTATTACTTTAGAAGAAACTACAGAAGATATCTACGATATTTTACAAGTAATGAATACACAAATGGATTTATCTGCATTAGGAGATAGATGTTTAGACTACTTACAAGTAAGTGGTAAAAACACTATAAAGAATGTATTAGATAAATATGAAGAAAAAATTTGTGAATTACAAACCAGAATAGTAGATTTAGAAACAGAAGCTATTTGCGATAAAGATATAACACATTGCGGACTAACACTTCCAGATAATGCTTGTGATTTACCTATTACAAAACTAGGAGAACTATTAGAATATTTACTAAACCAAACAGCATAATAATATGTCAGCATGCAGCCAAACTAATACCCCGGTATTAAACACAACAACAGACCCATGTAATGGGGTACATACATCTACAGCTTGTATTTTTAAAGAAGATGCAATAACATACTTAAATGTAACAGCAAACTCAAACTTAGATACTATTTTACAAAACATAGTATTAGCCTTACAAGCATCAAACGCAAGAATAACTGAATTAGAAGATCAAGTAGAACAACTACAAGCTGATTTACTTGCTTGTTGCCCAGCAGTATAACAAAAAATAAAAAATAAAACTATGTGTAATTGCAATAATACTTCACAGACAACGATCTGCCAAACACAAATACCATGCGATCAAACTGATTGCTCATGCCCAGTAAAAGATTTAAGCACTGATTGTATACTATATACTGGAGATACATTAGAATGCTCTGGAATAGAATCACAAACAGTTCTTACAGAATTGATACAACAGTTGGATGCGTATATTTGTACAGCTATAGCTGGAGTAAGTAGCTCAATAAACTTAATCAATGTAGGTACAGGAACTCAAATTTATAAAGGGGTAGACGTTTTAGGAAAAAGAGAGATTAGGTCTTTAAAAACCACTAATCCAATAATAACAATAGGTTTAGCCGGAGAGTCAAAAGAAATAGCTTTTGGTATAAATGAGTCTGAACTTACTGATTTTATAACAGATATTGTAACTCCAGGAGTTGGGGGTTCAGGTATACAAGATTATGTAGCAAGATGGACACCTAATGGTTCTACTTTAGGAACAGGTATAATACGAGATAATAATACATCTATAGGTATAAACACAGCTCCTAATGCAGCCACTGTAATGACGTTAACAACAAGTGGTAATGAAGATAAGGGTATATACAGTATAAATAATAGCACATCTACTACTAATAAAAATGCAATATACGGACTTACTTCAGGCATAAACACTGCTCAAAATAGAGGATTAGAAGGAATTGCACAGGATTCAACATCATTAAATGTAGGAGTAGTTGGTATAGCTAATAGTGGAACTGGCGGAGCTGTTGGAGGATCTTTTACTGCACAAGGGCCAGGTACAAAATATGCAGTAAAATTAATAGATAATACAGAAGGTATAGGAAAAGTACTTACCTGTATGACAGCAAATGGAGAAGCTAATTGGGCAGATCTTCCAACAGGAATTTCTGGATTAGGCACAGAAGATTATTTAGCAAGATGGACTCCTGATGGAAACACTTTATCAACAGGCACGACTAGAGATAACGGTACTTCTGTTGGTATAAATGCGGTTCCAGATACAAATGTTAGATTAGTCGTATCAGGTAGTACATTAAATGGACTTTACTCTATTACAAATAAAGTAGCTACAGGATCGAGTTTTGCTTTTGGTATAAGCGGTGCTTCAAATGGCATAAGTACACTAGGTGAAAATGTTGGAGTGTATGGGACAGCAGGTAGTAACACTAATGTTAATTATGGCGTATATGGTGGTTGTAGTGGTACTACTACTGGTAAAAATATAGGTTTACGTGGAGTAGCTAGTGCAGGTGCTGCTGGAAATTATGCTATACAATTACAAGATGGCACACAGGCAGCTGGAAAGTTTTTAAAAAGTGTAACTAATAATGGAGAAGCTAATTGGGCAAACATTACATCTAGTGATACAACTGGAGCTACAGGTACATTTACCTCACAAGATGGAAAAACAATTACAGTAACAAACGGATTAATAACTAATATAGCATAAAGATAGATCCATACTAGACTTATATTGTTACACAATTTAAAGTTAAAAATAGAGGTTTTGGTTTTCCTCTTTTTTCTGTTGGTTGATGAGGAGCTTCGGCTCCTCTTCTTTTTAAAAATTTAACTAATTTGTAAAATATGAAAAAAATAACTAATTTTGCAGATCTAATACATAGCAAAAGTGAATAATAGAGAATTCGTATCAAGAGTAATAAATGGTTTAAATTCATTGTCAAAAGACGATAGAATTTCCAGAAGATATATACTACATGTAGGTAGACAAAAATCAACATTTCTTATATCCCAAAAACTAAATGACAGAAGTCTTTTTAGAGAGGACAACCTATATAAAACACTTGACTGTTTTGAAATGAAACCTATAGAAGTTACAAAGTGTGACATAATTGAGTTCAGAAGATGTAAGTCAATAATGAAATCAAAACATAAACTGCCAAAACTTATTTACAGTAGATACGGAAACTCTTTAAAAGATGTACTTACAGTAGACGAAGAAAAAGAGTTTAAATCTATTACACCATCTCAATACAGAAGAGATAAGAACAGAGTAGGATCTTCAGATTACATATATTACTATGTAAAAGATGGATATTTATATTTGTTAGATACAGAAATAGAAAGAGTAAACTTATATCTACTAACTACTAACATGGAAGATTTAGATTCAGCATCAGCATGTAGCGATAATTGTTGCAAAAGTTTATGGGATTATGAATTTATAGTTCCGGATAAGCTAGAAGAAATAGTTCTATCGGAAACAATAAAAGAAGTAGCTATGAAAAAACAAGCACCAATTGATGAGAATCCAAATATGAATAATTTAGAAAAACAATAATGTTTGGAAAAAGTTTATCCCTAAAAGGAATAGGAAAAAGCTTCTCTATAATAAACTACGCAGCTTTTAAGTACTACAGAGAGAATTCAAAATACGCAAATAAGAAAATAGTAGAAGATTACAAGTATCATGGACGGATTATATCATCCTTTTATAGAAAGGTTGGAGACAACTTAGTAGAGGCTTCTGGAGGAGTTTTTGTAAAAAAGTTAGGATACTTCTGCATAGTAAAAGATTTCAACAAACCAATGTACTTTGATTTTAAAACTTATCAAAAAAGACTAAACTCATTTACAAATGGAGCAATGTATACTTTACTATTCATACCATCCACTTCTAGTACAGTACTTAGGCCTTGGGTATTTGATTATAACTTTACAAAACCTGTAAAAATAAAACTAAGAGACGCATTAAGAAGCGGAAAAAAATACAATTTTCATTATAACCTAATAAAGCATAAAAGATGAAAGCGAAAAAAGGAATGGGTTTTAAAGCAGCTCAAAAAAGTATAGCAAAAAAACAAGGATTATCCTTAAAGAGTGCAGGTGCGATTTTAGCATCATCTGCTAGAAAAGCTTCACCAGCCGCTAAGGCAAAAAATCCAAATTTAAAAAAGGTAAAAGGTAAATAATACACCATAGTAGTAATGACAAGAAAACAACTAATATCAGAAATCCTAACAGATTTAAGACAATATGATGAGAGTGGTCTTATAGACTATCGCTCATTAAACATGTGGATTAAAAATGAACTAAAAAGATTTGGAGCAAACATTACAGTACTTACAGAAAAGGTATTAGAGGTAGAAAATGGTAAAGTAGAACTCCCAGATAATTTTTGGACATTAGACTTAGCAGTTAAATGCACACCAGACAGCCAAGAGATTAATGACGAAGAGTGCAAACAACAAGTACAAGACTCTCAATTTTGGAAACAAAGAGTAGAAAAAACTTATGTATGGGATAATCAATCTGGAAGCCATAAGCAAGAAGACTACAAAACAATAGAAGAGAAGGTATACTACAATAACTGTTCTATCACATTTAGATATAGAGAGCCAGAAGTACTAAGACTTACAAAAGGTATTAAAAAAGAATACTGCTCTAATGGATGTAAGAATTTACAAGATCAACTTACAAGATCTGCCAAACATGAAATAAATATTTTAGGTAATGTATTACAAACTAATTTTAAAAATGGTTTTATATACATACAATACCAAGGACTACCTACAGATGATGAGGGTGATATCATAATACCAGAAGTAAGAAGCTTAGAAGAGTACTTAATCTATTATGCAAAAAGAAAAATTCTAGAAGCTTTATGGATAAATGATGATGATGTAAACATAATGAATAAGTTACAATACATCAGACAAATGGAAAGAGAAACTTTTTCTTTAGCTATGACGCAAGTGAAATTTGAATCATTAGGTAATTGGGACAAAAAATTAAAAAGAAAAATGATTAGAGAAACAAATAGATTTGAAAACATGTTTCCTAACAAATAAAAAATTCTAGTATGGCAAGCGGAGAAAGCAAAAACCTAAAAATATCTTTGGCTAAAATTGGGATGAATAAAGATACTCATCCATCTCAATTAGATAAAACACAATATACATTTGCGTATAACGCAAACCTAGAAAATGAATCTGGGAATCTTTTAAACCTGATGAACGAGAAGTCTAATATTTTAGCTTCAAAGTTTAAGTCAGGTTTTGTTGTTCATGGGTTTGAAAATGATACAAGCACAGGAAACACATTATTTTTCTTATTAAACCCAACAACAGGGGAAGG